GTACAGCTCACCCACTTGTTAATGGTGCAACTAACTCAAACAGACCAGCTACTGGTGCTGACTTGAATGAAACATCTTTAGAAGATGCAGTAATTCAAATCGGAAAATACACCGATGAGCGTGGTCTTAAAATAGCTGCAAGACCTCAGAAGTTAATCATACCTTCTGATCTACAGTTCGTAGCAACTAGATTGTTACAGAGTGACTATCGAGTTGGTACAGCAGATAATGACATTAACGCTATCAAAACTAACGGAGTAATTCCTGAAGGTTTTGTTGTTAACAATTATCTTACTGATACCAATGCGTTCTTTATTACCACAGATATTCCTGATGGCATGAAGCACTTTGTTAGAAGTCCTATGACTACTAGCATGGATGGTGACTTTGATACTGGCAACGTCAGATACAAAGCTAGAGAAAGATATTCCTTTGGAGTATCTGATCCACTAGGTATCTTCGGAAGTCCGGGGTCTAGTTAATAGATAGAATTAAGGGAAGCTTCGGCTTCCCTTTTTCTGTTTCTAGGATTTTTAAAACTATCTATCGACTGTCCTAGCAGACTTGCCAAGACGATAGATTTAATTAAGGAGACTTAATATGGCGAAAACAACTTTTAGTGGACCAATCAAATCGCTTGCTGGCTTTATAGCTGCAGGTAATGCGAATGTGGTCAGTTTAACTGCAGACACAACTTTAACTGTGGCTGCACATGCGGGAAAAATTTTAACAACTAACGATGCCGATGGTAAATTTACTTTACCAACTATCGATGCTTCGACTACTACAACTGATAGCGATCCTAATCAAACTAATAATTTAGGTGCTACGTTTTTATTCGTAGTTGAAACAGCAGCAACTGATATGGATATTCTTACCGATGGCACGGATAAATTTGTCGGTGGCTTATACACAGGTAAAGACGATGCCACAGGTAAAACTTTTATCTCAGGTGCATCTAATGATGTCATCACCATGAATGGTTCTACCAAAGGTGGACTAGCTGGTAGTATCGTAAAAGTGACTGCAATAGCAGATAACAAATATGCTGTCGAAGGTTTGATTTTAGGATCAGGCACTATAGTTACACCATTTGCTGACGCATAATCAGGAGTAAACTATGGCTGATGCAGTAACAACACAAACCATCATTGATGGCGAAAGAAACTGTGTTATGAAATTCACCAATGTTAGCGATGGCTCTGGCGAGTCAGCAGTAGCTAAAGTAGACGTTTCTGCTTTAGCTGCTAACGCCAATGGCACAGCATGTTCTGAAGTAAGAATCATGCGAGTTAGTCATGCAATAGTCGGTATGTCAGTACAATTATTCTTCAATGCTTCTACTAATGTATTAGCTATGGAGCTAGCAGAAAGTAGTAATGGACATATGGACTTTAAAGACTTTGGTGGCATTCCAAACAATGCAGGTTCAGGTAAGAATGGCGACATTCTTTTTACAACTAAAGGTCACTCTTCAGGTGATACTTATTCTATAACTTTAGAAATGACTAAAGTTTATTCTGATTAACGGAGAAAATTATGGCTAAGAAAAAAGCTATCATCTCTGAAACAGGAGAATTTCCACCCGCCTATAATGTTTTAACAGAAGGCGATGATGGAATTTGGCTCAAAGTATTTGGACCTGATCCTGATTTAGAAGATGCACAAAGGAAAGCAGACGAACTTAATGGTGTAAGAGCCAGAGATAGTAAAGGACATTACGTTGCTGATGATCCTTCTACTCCTGACATAAACGAAGCTTATGTTGGCGGTAAAGCACCTAAGAAAACCAAAGCTAAGAAGACTACTAAAAAGAAAACTTCTAAAGCTAAAACTTAAACGAGGGCAAAGTGAAACATACTAAAAATAAAAAATACATGGCTGGCGGTGGCAAAATGAAAAAGTACATGGCTGGTGGCGGTAAGATGAAGAAGTACATGGCTGGCGGTGGTGCTACCAAAGAACCTAAAGTCGAAGCTTACAAAGACTATGTACAAAGAATGTTTGGTGGTGGAGTTTTAAAAGGACCAGCCATGAAGAAAAACAAAAAATAAACCAGTCATATATTTTGCATGTCTAGAAGTTCTAAGGACTCAAGGCTCAAAAGAGCTGGGGTTAGTGGTTACAACAAACCCAAGCGTACACCTAATCATCCAAAAAAATCTCATATCGTTGTTGCTAAAGAAGGTAGCAAAGTTAAGACTATTCGTTTTGGACAGAAAGGTGCGAAGACTGCAGGCAAACCTAAAGCGGGTGAGTCAGCTAAGATGAAAGCTAAAAGAAAATCTTTTAAGGCTAGGCATGCAAAAAATATTAAGCGTGGCAAAATGTCAGCAGCTTACTGGGCAGACAAGGTGAAGTGGTGAGCAGACAAAAAAAATCTACAGTTAACAAAGCAGGCAATTATACCAAACCTACTATGCGTAAGAATTTATTCAATCGAATAAAAGCGGGAGGTAAAGGCGGAAAGCCGGGTCAATGGAGTGCTAGAAAAGCACAGATGTTGGCTAAACAATACAAAGCTAAAGGCGGAGGATATAAATAATGGAGACCTTTATAGGCATTATAGTAATACTTGCGATTGCAATATTACTTATTAAAAAATACAAACCTTCTTGGTATGAAGTTGCCAAGACTTATATTACTAACACGATCAAAAGCAACAAAAAAACTACTAAAAAGAAATAGTAGATGGCTTACCTAATAAGTAACATTCCACATTTTAAATGTTGGGTAAGAAGAGAATTTACAACTAACCATCAAAAATATCATGGCGAGTTTCTGCATGCTATAGCTATTGCAGTCAACACTATTCCAGATCGTTCACTTAGTTTTCAAGTTGTTTTTACCGGCTGTGAAGCTGATGGCGAGGAAGATATGGAAAATGTACATGGCGGTGCGATGTGGGCAAGGATGCCTATTCAAGCTTTGGTAGCAGATATACCTGTTGAGGAGTGGGCAATGCCTATGCCTGACCATATGTGTCAGCCTTGGGATTGTGAGTCTAGAGATCACTCAGTAATAATTATGGATCGAGTTAGCTCTAGTCCATGGATAGCTAAGATCAACAATGATTTTTATACAGCCAAATATTTGTTTACAGTTGATTATACTGATCATCACATTGCTGATGATCCAGCACAACACAAACAATCTCATGTTATGTATATAACTGAAGAAGGCGAATGGCAAGGCAACATAGTTGCTTTACCTAATAACAGAGTGAGAGCAACTAGTCCTGCTTTATGGGCAACTGGAGAAGGACCACCAGACTTTAGACCTTCTCAATATTTGCACTCAGCAGAAGGACATGAAAGTTATCTTGATCCAAACATTACATTTAATAATTTATACAGCGAGGGTTTTGAAGAAGATGAAGAGGAAGAGAGACCCTAAAATAGGTACAGGCAAAAAACCTAAAGGCAGTGGCAGACGACTTTATACAGACGAAAATCCTAAAGACACTGTTAAAATAAAATATGCAACTCCTACTGATGCTAGAAAAACTGTAGCAAAAGTAAAAAAAATAAATAAACCTTTTGCTAGAAAGATACAAATTCTTACAGTCATGGAACAAAGAGCAAAAGTACAAGGAAAAAATAAACAAGCTGCTATAGCCAAGAAGGGTAAAGAAGCTATAAGAAAACAAAGAGGAAAATAATGCCTTTAAAAAAATCTCAAAGAAGTTTAAAAAAATGGACTGGACAAGATTGGACTACACCTAGTGGCAAAAAATCTTCAGAAACTGGTGAGGTATATGCACCCAAAGCACAAATTAACAAACTTAAATCGACTCCAAAAGGCAGAAGAAAACTTGCAGCAGCTAATAAAAAGAAAAGAGAAGCTACAAGAAAAGGTAAACAACATGCAAGACATGGTTTGCATAAAGGCAAAAAAAAATAAAAAATTTTTAAAGGAGCAATAAATGGCAATTTCTAGAACCAATATGCGTAATCAGATTAACAAATCTGGTAAAAAAAAAAGAACTATAACAAAAGAAAGAAGAGGTGACCTTACTGTCATCAGAGTAAGATATGGCGACTAGCGGAACTACTACATTCAATTTAGATTTAACTGAGATCATGGAAGAAGCCTTTGATCTTTGTGGTGTATCTATGATGTCAGGTGGAGACTTTAATACTGCCAAGCGTGCTTTAAATTTAATTTTTCTTGAGTGGCAAAACAAAGGTCTAAACCTTTGGAAAGTAGAACAAGCATCAATTTCTTTAGTTGCTGGTACTAGCTCATATGCTGCAAATACTGCAGCTCTAGAGATAGTAGACGCTTACATCAGGACAGATGCTAACGATACAGAAAAACAAATAGATACAAAGTTAAGAAGAATTTCTAGAGTAGAATACAATCATCAAGCAAAAAAATTAAATCAAGCTAAACCTACACAATACTATGTTGATAAAGGTACATCAGATATAAATTTAGTA